AGACTTAACAATAGGTAAATAAGTAGACCAAAAATTAAAATGTTTGGTGGTCTAATACCTTTAGGGTCATCTAATCTAAATACTCTACCATCAAGATTAGCACAAATAAGAGAAGTCCTGGAGTCTAGTGTAGCCACATACTCATAACCGTCTAACACATCTTCATTCAATTTATAAGTTGCCTTATTAACTGTTGTAGATGTTTCAGTTATAGCAGTTCTAGATAATGTTCTTAGTTGGGCCTGTGGTAAATCTACAGTCCTACCAATATTGTCAGCAATCTTATTAACAGCAAGATTGTCAACCATACCTTGTTTAACTATACTCTTAATTCTTCTCTGTTGAGCTAAACTTATAGATGTTATTTGTTGAGAGTATGTTCCTGCGGAATTAATTATTAAGTCATTAACTTTCAATCCCGTATACACTCTAGCTCTATAAACTTTACCAAAAGCTTTATTTAAAGTACTAGCTTGAAACTTAGCATCTACTTTAGCTAATTGTTTTAGTTCTTTAAGAGCTTCTCTATAAATACGTCTATAAGTTTTTCGTGTTTCTATACCCAAAGCACGGTTGAGGGCATTAGAACCCTTCATACCGTTCTTTAGTGTACTATTAACTAAACGTTTTTTATGGGATGACATGACTTTAGTTAGGTCATTATCTAGTTTCTTCTCGTAAAGACTTAAAAGAGCACGGTGTTTCAGCTCTCTAGATAATATATCATCATTTATTGACATTTATTAATTGTCCTTTTTAATATTAGCTAAGGCTTCATCAATTCTTTTACCATAGCTAGCAATAAGCATATCAGTTTGTTCTAATTCAATAGATCTAACTAATTTCTTTTGTTTAAGATCATTAAGAATAATAACATCATTCTTAGTCTCTAGTGATAGTTCACTTTCCTTGTATTCAACATTGTTTATAGTGAATACTTTTTCTTCTGTTTTATTTTCAATCGACATTTTATTTTCTCCTTATTATACGTTTTATTTTCTTCTTCTTACGCTTTTTCGATTTCTTCTTATCGTCATCTTTTGTTTTCTTACTCTTCTTATATCGCAACAACATCTAGCCATCCTATCTTCCTTTTTTCATTTTAATACAACTGTTACCTTTACCTCTACGATAACCTTTCCAACAAGATTTACCTTTGTATTTCTTTTTCTTATAAGCCATATGAATTACCATTTCCTGCACGACCAATACCTGGCTTTTGTCCGAGGCCCTGGGTTAGCACAATTGTGTCTAGCTCTAAAAGATTTACGAGCTTTTGGATTACTTTTACGTATTCTCATGTTAGGGTCGCCAAAGTTAACCTTAACAACTCTACCGCTTGCATTCTTTACAAAAACTTTAAATTTCTTAACATCACCCCTCATAGGTTTATTAAGTTTTACAGTTCTGCCTTTATACTTAGCCATGTTAAGCCTCCGTTATCTTCTCCTTAGTACAAGTAAATCTAACTAAAAATCCAAACTCATTAGTATCTTCTCTACCTATTTCAGCTATAGCCTCTATAGATCTATGATAACCAGCATCTAGACAATCATATAAATCATTGTACTTAGTCTCTTGCAATATACCTGGTGCACAAGTTCCACTAGTACTCATACACACAAATATAGTTAATAAAAAATTAGACATTATCCCCACAAACTTCCTGTTATCGAACCTTTGTTATATTCAGTAGCTCTATTTTCAAAAAAGTTTGCGTGTTCAACGCCATTAATTACCCAATCTAGCCAACTTAACGGATTCTCTTTAACTTTGTAATTTGGTTTTAAAGATAATTGTAATAGTCGCCTATCAGCAATATATCTTATATATTGTTTAACCTCTTCAGGTTTTAACCCTCGTATACCACCCATATCAAATGCTAGATCTATAAATTTATCTTCTAGTTCAACCATATCTCTAGCTGTTTGGTATATGTCAGCTTTAAATTGTTCAGTCCACACACTAGGGTTTTCTTTTACTAATGCATGGAATAATTTTATCATACTTTCAACATGATGAGTTTCATCTCTAATTGACCAAGTAACTATTTGGCACATACCCTTCATTCTACCAAACCTTTGAAAGTTTAGTAGCATAACGAATGATGCAAATAATTGTAAGCCTTCACCAAAAGCCGAAAAACATGCAATGTCTTTTATAAGACCTTCAGTACCCTTACCTTTATCTTTAAATAAGTATTCATGTTTATCTTGCATTTCTTTATACTCTTGGAATGCTTTATAGTCAGTTAAGTGTGTTTCACCTATTGTATCATTTAATAATGAATAACTATGAGCATGATTAGCCTCACTTGATGCAAAAGAACTTAACATCATTCTTACTTCAGGTGGTTTAAACTTAGGTATATATCTGTCTAGATAAGCCTGAGCTATATCAACATCACCTTGAGTAAAGAACTTTAATATTTGTGATATTAAATTCTTCTCTTCAATAGTAAGTTTATCATTCCAGTCACGTACATCTTCATGTAATGGTACTTCACTGGGCAACCAATGCATCTTTTGCATTGTGTCATAAGCCTCAAACGCCCATTCATAATCAAATGGCTTATAATATGTTCTTGTCTTAAATAAACTCATAGTTTCCTTATATACAGTTACAGATTGTGTTGGCTAGAGCTAATATAAATACATAACCTATATATCCACCTAATAAGGTTCCTAAAATTATATTAGTCCAACCCCAATCTTTTATTAGTTTTTTCATTATCCCTCACAAGCCAAACATTCAGCCTCAGGTATTATTGTTCTTTCAACTTTTAATGATACAAGTTCAGCTCTTTTAATAGCCTCACTTCTACAATAGTATAATGTTTTAAGTTTTCTCTTCCAGGCCAGGTAATGAATATCATGTAATTCTTTTATATTCACATCAGCTGGTACAAAAACGTTAACACTTTGGCCTTGGCATATAAACTCTTGCCTATCAGCCGCGTGTTCTATTATCCATTGTTGGTTAATTTCGATACTAGTTTTAAAAACATCTTTTTCATAATCTGATAGATCTTTGAGATGCAATATCGAACCCCTGTTAGCAAGTATTGAAGTCCACGTTTTATCATTGTTAATTCCTTTTTGTTCTAATAGTTTTTCTAAATATTTATTTTTAACTAAGAATGAACCACTCATAGTCTTTTGCACATATGCATTAGCTCTGTAAGGCTCAATTGAAGGTGATGTAGTACCACAAATAATTGAGCTTGAGGCATTAGGTGCAATAGCAAGTAAATGAGCATTCCTCATTCCAGTACCTTCCATATCAGGAGCCTCACCACGCTTAATAGCTAATCTTTTACTTTCAGCTACAGCCTCAGCTTTGATATGTTTAAACATCTGTAGGTTTTTGGCTTTAGCTAAAGCAGACTCAAATGGTATATTACATTTCTGTAAGTATGCATGAAAGCCCATAGCCCCTAAACCAATAGATCTTTCTTGTGTTGCAGAGTATTTAGCTCTGAATACACTATCAGGTGCATTTTCAATAAAGTTAGTTAGTACATTATCTAAAAATCTAACTAAATCAGATATAAATAATTTATTATCCTTCCACTCATCATATGTCTCAAGATTTACACTAGATAAACAACACACAGCAGTTCTATCTTCATCTGTTGGTAATGTTATCTCAGTACATAAATTAGAATGATTAACTTTTAAACCTAAAGCTTTTTGTGTTTCAGGTAATGCATCATTAATATGATCAATATAACAGACATACGGCTCACCAGTAGCAACTCGATTTTCTAATATCTTTTGCCACAACTCTCTTGCAGAAACTTCTTTAACAACTTCTTTTGTATGAGGGTCAATAAGTTTCCAGGTATCATCATAAGTAGGTTCAGAAATACACTTCTCAATCAATTCCATAAACTCATTAGTAATATTAATACCATGATGTAAGTTTAGGCATTTTCTGTGTATATCACCACCACTTGGTTTTCTTATATCTAAGAATTCTAAGATCTCAGGATGAGTAATATCCATATAAGCCGCATAACTTCCTCTTCTAGTCTTACCTTGAGAGAACGCCATTATCTCACTATCAACTACGTGTAAGAACGGTATTGAACCAGATGATTGAGAACCACCAGATGTTAATGTACCATCTGATCTAATATCACCCCAATATCCACCAATACCACCACCAATAGATGTTAACCAGGCATTCTCAGTATAATGAGCTGTTAATCCCTCTCTACTATCGCCTACATAATTTAAAAAACATGAAATAGGCATACCTCGACCTGTACCTCCGTTACTTAGTACTGGCGTTGAGTACATAAACCACAATTTAGATGCATAGTCATAAATCCTTTGAGCCATCTCATCATTATCAGAGTAAGCTTTAGCCGCTCTCATAAATGCTTCTTGTGGTGAATTTTCCTCTGGTAATAAATACCTATCTTTTAATGTTGTTTTACCAAAATCTGTTAGTAAATTATCTCTATCATTTATTATCATATTATTTAATTACCTTTACGTTATTAAATTACAGCTATAGCGTTAGCGGCTAACACTGTAATACTTACTAAGTACAATCCTAAAAAAGTGTACAGTATATATTTCATTGTTTTTAAATTAATCGGCCTTAGTTATTATCATCTTAATAGTAGGTGAACCATCTATGTTATGTTCAATCTCAGCCTCTACGTTTCCGCACATATAAGTTAAGTTAGGCTTATATTGCCTTTCAGCTTCTCTTTTATGTTTAAGGCATGTTCGCATATCATCTTGGATACGATGTTCTATTAAAGTACCACTAAGAAATAGACACAAGGCTACTACCTTAGTTACCATGTTAATGTCCTTTGTGTTCCATTTTAGATATTTCAGATTTAATACCACCATGTTTATCATCATGCATACCTGATTTCATATCTTCTATTATTTTAACTATTTGTATGTTTCCATCAGCGTCATGTTTAATTTCCGCTTTTAGTTCATCACACATAAATGTCATAGATGTATCAGTTATGTGTTTTCTTTCAATTTTACGTTTTTCTTTTAAACAATCTACCTTTGATTCCATCATAGTCTGTTTTACTAATTCACCATTCATCATGGTGCATAAAAATACTAGTGTCTTAATCATTAGTGTGTTCCGTTGTTATTTATTATTATCCTTTGAGAATCTTTTAACTCTTCAATATCTTCTAAAGCTTTACTCATTTGTTTTTGTAAAAACTCTATATTGACCTTGTTATGCATTCCAGATTCTTGTTGTGTTTGAAGTTTCTCTACTTGTTTATATAGATCTTCAATAAGCATGAATTGTTCAGAATCAGCGGGCAATGAACCTAATTGTCCTCTTGGCCACTTGATTCTAAAATCAGTATTCTCAACTAAATCTTTTTCCATTAAGTTCAATCTAGACCTTAAATTATTTTGTGTCTCTATTACCCCGAAATAAGCCCAGGTTCCAATTGCGACCATAGCGATTAGTGAAGCTACGGTTTTCATCGGCATTGCGACCTTAGATTCTTCCGAAATATTTAGAGGCTTATTATTACTCATAAAATCCTTCCAAACCATCCCCCTTGCCATAAAGCAAGTGAGAATAAAAGTGTTAGTATTATTGTATTAAATATAAACCAATTCATACTAGCCCCCTTAGTATAAACTATTTATTTTTGAGACGTATAGGCTTTAGGCCTGTCTCCCTATTTAAAAATTTATAGTCTATTTTAGTTACGTCAAAATCTTTTTTAATTTTATCAGCTATCATATATGGGTCAAACTCAGCACAACTATACACATCAAATTGCATAAGTCCTGGAGTTATCTCATCCCATACATGCATTGCAATATGAGATGTCTCAATAACAGCTACTCCCGTGATACCCCTGTTACCTGGTGTTTCACAATAGGCAACATAAGGGCCAAGCATTATTTTCATATTAATGAGCTGAGTTAATTCCTTCATCCATTCAGATAACTCTTCAGTATCTTTTGGCGGATTATTAATCTCAGCTCTAATAATTAAATGCTTATGAATCAATAAACTATTCTTCATTAGCTTGATCTTGTTCTTCGTCATCATCAGAATTATCATTAGAAGACTCTAAAGATGCAAGCTCTTTTTCGTATTGCTCTCTTGGTGATATAATACGATCATCCTGGCTTATTTCATTTTGACCATTCGTATCGTCATAATCAGTTGGTAGAGCATCATTGTTTTTAGCTACTTCGATAAATGTAGATCTTGGTATTAATCCATTCTGATACCATTCAGTTATCAATCTCATCCAATCAGCACCCCTAGGTGATGGGTTGAAGTCACTTGATAAGTTAAATCTAATATCAGTTTCCTGGATATTAATATCATATCTCCAATTAACCATATGTTTAATTATCTTCTTCATAGACTCAGATACTTTAGCATTCAAACTAGCTAAAGCCGCGTTCTGAGATGCGTTTCTTAAAGATAAGGCTACACCAGATTGATCAGAGTTGTTAGGCTCTAGGCTTAACATCTTAACACCAATTCTAGTCAATTCATCATAACTATTCTTTATAGCCGCCTCCATATCCTTCAATGCATCAGTAGGAGTTGATAATGTTTCAACACTATCATCCTTATTAACAAACATCCAAGTACCTAAGCCTTGTCTTACTAGGTCATTCTTCTCTGTGTCAGTTAATGCATCTGATTTCACCACTGGCGTGTATGTAGCAGATAAATATAATAAATGGTTACGTCTTGATATCTTGTTGTATAGACCAATCTCACGATTAACAATAGCTGTCATGATAGGGTCAACAGTATCAATACTACCATTCAATGGGTAAAATGGAATAAAATCCATTCTTTTACCATTAATAAATAAATTTGAGTTACTTCCAGTCGATATCCACTCATCAGTTAATTGATCAAAGTTATAATCAATACCACCATCAATAAATGAAGGCGTATCTGATGTGTTTCTTATAAAACTGTCAATTATATACAATCCATTCTCGTCTAACTTGTGTACATTAACCGTATCAATGTATTTAGGGTGATATGGTGAGTTAGGGTCATCTTGTAGAGTGAAATATCTAGTAATTAGCATATTTAACTTAACTTGACCTTTGTAATCTACCATACTAGACCAATTTACTATATTCTCGGCTGTATGTAACACAGGATAAGGTTTAACTTCCTTACGATCTTCTGGGCTTAGGGCTTCTAGATCTACAACTGGATAATCTATTTGTATCCAGGCTCTAGATGTTTGTAATTCTTCCCATAAAGCAGAAGATAAGAACGATATTAGGTTAGATTTATCAGAACCTATCTCGTCTAACACCCATTTCTTAGCCTCTTCAGGTGCATTACTTATCTCTAGTAAGGGTTGTTTTCTTAATAGACCACCAATAATCATTTTACAGAACTCTGAAGTAATTCCTGGTACTTCAGCCTCAGCTTTGTAAAAATCGTACTGGGCTTGTGTCATAGTTGGATTAAAAGGTAATAATAGGTTGTCAGAACTAGGTACACTATCGTAATCCTTCGTGTAAGAAGGCCCTTGTATAACAGCTCTGTTACGTTTCCATTCGTTTACCTGGCTAAGATACTCATCATTAGGGTATCCTGGCCCTTTGTTAGTTCTACTAGACTTAACTATAGAACTATTTGTGTATTTAATTGACATTTTGTGTTTCCTAAAACGTTAGTAGAGAGCAATCACGGATATACTCAAGGTTAAAATAAGTTTTGATTGGCGTAATCCCAGATCAAAATAGTTTTTGTTTGGCCATATCTGGCGATGGTATAGCATTTTGCCGCAAAAAAGGGGTTGTACACCCCAAGCCTCAGCTCGCCATAGGTATTGCTACCATCTAGGCCCTACAAATTCTTACATAGCTACCCCCACGCCTATAGCCTAAGGCCTATATCGCCTGATACTCTTGGGTTAGAGCCTGCAACGCCGTTGGCTTTGGGCTTTGGGCGGTTGTAGTTTAGAATAATTCTAAAAAAGATTTGGCTCGCATAGGCGTTCCTGGCTACTAAAGCCATAGGGCCATGAACACAAAAGGGTAATGATTACAGGGCTATAGTGTTAACCAGGGTATCGTTTGAATACCTTGATTAATCAGCCATATAATCAATATTACGGGCCCTTTTATACAGCCCTATATACAACCCCCTATATACTAAAAGCTCCAGCCAGTATCTCTTATTACCTGGGGCTTATATTTATTTATAGGGAATAGATATTCACAGATATAACGAACTCCATCAGAGAAGTGTTCAGTGCCCTTAGATTTATCGATAGTTGCACTGTCCATTCCTGTTGTAGTACCTTGTTTCCATGATGTTTGCTCTAAAGATGCAATAGTACGACTACAATCTTTATGAAAAAACAACCTAGAATATCCATTAGCATCTTTTAATAGATGATTAACACAGTTAACACTATCAACTATAGGTGGTTGTTTAGATCTAGCTAATACTTTAAAGCCAGC